GCAAGTCCTTGAGGCCAACGAGGACTACCCGCTGTCTGCGCTGGTTTGCGACCCCAGCGAGCCCGAGTACATCCGGGTGTTCAATGACCGCCTTGGATCAGCGCGGGGCCGTGACGGCAACCGTATCGCCCGGAAGGCTAAGAACGCCATTCGCACCGGCATTGACATGGTGCGATGGGGTTTGAGTAAAGCGGATCACGGTCCCCGCATCTATGTTTGTCGAGGCAGCCAATTGCTAATCGACAAAGCCCGCACCGACGCAAAAAAGCCGTCGTGCATGGAAGAGGAGATCCCGAGCTATGTCTGGGCTCGAAGCCGCGACGGCTCACCCGTCAAGGAACGGCCTGACCCTACATGCAGCGATCACGCCCTTGACTGCCTGCGCTATGCGGCAATGTTCATGTGGAACCGCGACATGAGCATGGAGATCTATATTCCCGAGTACCCGGAAGGCAGTCTTGGCGACCTGCTGGGCCATTCCGAAGTTTACGCCTCACAGTACAACTGATGCTCAAGACTACGCCCAGCAACCTAATGGCCGAGGTGGATGCCGCGATCCTGTATCGCGACAAGCACCTTGAAGGCTACGAAGAAAAGATCGCGAAGTATCACGGGCCGTTTTATGACCGGCGGGGCGACTTCACGGCAGACTACTCTCCAGAGAACACTTACTACGAGTATGTGTCGCTCATGGTGCCCCGGCTTGTGTTCGACAACCCTCGCGTTCGCGTCAACACGCGAAGGCCTGGGGCTCAGAAAGATGTAGCCGAAGCCATTAGGCACGGACTCAACCGCTGGTGCCGCGACACCAACCTCCGAAGCGTCCTCGTAGAGCTAGCCTCTGACATCCTGCTTGGGTTTGGCGTTGCCCTGATTCGCCCAGACCACAAGCAGAAGTACGGGTACCCTAAGCGCTCCGGATGCGAACACGACGAGAAGTGGCCGCAATGCGAGCGCATTGACCCGCGCCGCTTCTTTGTTGACCCCGAGGCCGAGCGCTTCATTGACGCGCGGTTCTCTGGGCACATGTGGCGCATGGATCTAGAGGACTTAGAAGACCTCGCCGAAAACCGTCCTGAGCAAGGCTGGAACCTCGAAAGCATTCAGCGGCTGGGCGCGTCTGATGACCCCAACCGGAAGTGGGGCACGGGGCACAAAAGGACGCCCGACCGCGAAGAGGTCTGGTGCTACGAGATCTATGTGCCCGAAGTGAAGCTCGACGACAGCCCGGGACCAAAGCAGGGGTTCTACGGCACGATCTACACGCTGGGCGTCAACCAGCCTCTCGGCGCAATTGACCCGGAAGAGGACTGCTCAGCGCACTTTGTGCGCGAGCCGCGCCCCTACTACGGCCCGGCGACTGGGCCCTATGTGATGTTTGGCGCGTACAAGGTGCCGTCAAAGGTCTACCCCCTTGCGCCGCTTACCGCCGTTGAAGCGCAGGTTCGCGATCTCAACGATCATGTCATCGCTGCCAGCAACAGCATGATGAAGCACAAGCGCATCGTTGGCGTCAACGACCCGCGCACAGCACAGCTTGTCAAAAATGTCGAACACGACTATGTCGCGGTTGTGCCGTTCGAGGACGGCAAAGCGCTGGTGCAGGAGTTCGTCATGGGCGGCCAAACTGACCAGCAAGCCAATTGGATTGCTACATGCCGCCATCGCGCGGATCGCGTCCTTGGTATGGACGAGGCCCTCCGTGGCAGCATCTCTGGTGCAGGCACAGCAACGGAACACAGCATTGCGTCGGAGGCGGCTAACACCCGCATGGCGTTCATTCGCCAGTCGTTCACGTCGAGCGTCTGCGAAGCGCTAACTCGCGTAGCCTTCTACATGTATCACGATGACGACATCGTGTTTCCCCTGGGCGAGGACGCGATGAAGGAGCTTGGGCTGCCGCCCGAGATCACTGCGATGTTCCAGGGCGGCGGCCATGAGGACGGCGACTACAGCTTCGACGACCTCGAGCTTGAGATTGAGCCGTACAGCATGGAGCGCGCGTCCGAGGGCATGGCGCAAAAGCGCGCCCTAGAAATGCACTCAATGCTGCTCAACAGCTTGCAGCTCATGCAGGTGTTCCCGGACTACCCGTGGAAAGATCACTTTGCGAAGATCGGCAACGCGATGAACGCGCCCGACATGATTGAGCTAATTGACGACCGACTGCTGGAGCGTCTTGCTCAAGATCTCAGCGCTCAACGCCAGCAGCAAACCATGGTGGCAGCCGCTTCAATGCAGCCGCGCCTAGAGAAGGACGCTGGCCCGAAAGGGCTCCAGACCGGAAAGCCCCCGAGCAAAACTATCCCGATGGCCGGGCAAGACATGGCCGCAATGCTGCAAGCAATGCAGCAGCAAGCGTCAGCCACGGGCGCTCCCCAGCGAGTGCAGGGCATGAACTCCGCAATGTGATGGCTAAGAAGGCGAGCAAGAAGAAAAGCAGCAAGCTCTGTCGGGCTGGCGAGTGCTTTAGTGGCTACAACAAGCCCAAGCGCACTCCCGGCAAGAACAAGAAGTTTGCCGTGCTGGCAAAAGACGGCAGCCGGGTAAAGCTCATTCGGTTTGGCGACCCCAACATGACCATCAAGAAAGACCAGCCTGGGCGCCGCAAGAACTTCCGCGCCCGCCACGGTTGCGACTCTAGGCCCCCCAGCAAGCTGACGGCACGGTACTGGTCGTGCAAGAAGTGGTAATGGCCCGCCGCAAGCGAGACTACAAAAAGGAGTACGCCCGCGATCACTCCTCACCCAGGGCTATTGCAGACCGCACCAAGCGCGTGCAAGCGCGCCGCCGCGCCGCAAAGGCCGGTCAGGTCCGCAAGGGCGACGGCAAAGAGGTTGACCACAAGCGGCCACTCAGTAAAGGTGGTAGCAACAGCCGCAGCAACACCCGTATAGTCAGCAGGCGTGCAAACCGCCGCAAAGGAGCTAAATCCAAATGAGCAAGCGATTCGGAATCATCGTCAAGAAGACGCCTAACTTTGCCAGCACCCAGCTTCCCCGCAACTGGAAGCACCATAAAGGCGAGTTCGACAAGCAAGGTCGCCCGGTCTTTACGAGCCGCCGGGAGATCGAAAACTCTATGGCTCGCGCCCGCGACAAAGAGGGCATCACCATCGAGTATGACCAACTCTGATGACTGACACGACTACACAAGACACGCAAAGCAGCGACCCCCAGCTGCCTTTTGCCGAAGGCACGACGCCCGAAGCAGTTAGCGCCATTGAGGAGCGCGAAAGCGCATACCTCATGGAGATTGACGGCGCTGACGACGACGAACAACCTGCACCTGAGCCGGTCGAGGAGCCCATTGCTGAAACGGGTCAACCCTCCGAACCGCAAGCCCAAGAGCGGGATGCACGCGAAGACATCGACACGGATGAAATCGCAGAGGCCTGGAGCGTCTTGCGGCGCGACGGGTTCTCAAAAGACGACCTCGGAGCTTTGAGCGACGAGGCCGTTATGCGCCTGGCTGCCCATCGCAAGAAGGTGCAGTCCGACGTTGATCGGATGCTTTCTGAGTCCAAGGCAAAGCAGACCCGCGAAGACGAGCAGACCCAAGAGGAGCCGGAGGAGCCCACCACAGCAGAGGCGCCTACCGGTCAACCCATCTCGGGTGACCTGCAACAAGCTGCGCGAGTTTTTGCTGACTATGCCGGGCTAGACGACGAAGGCACCGAAATGCTGGCAAAATCCTATGCGGCAGTGTTGGCCCCTTTGCAGCAGCAGTTGCAAGGGCTGCAAAACTTCATTGCTGGGCAGCAGATTGAGGCAGCGCGCGCTCGGCTTGCGGATCGGTTTCCGCAAGTCGCCGACACCTCTAGCGAGGAGTATGGCCGCGTGATCCAACGCATGAACAAACTCTACAGCGCCGATTCGCACAACGACATCGGTCAGCTGATGGAGGACGCGATTGCGTTCGAGTTCCGTGACCAGCTTCGAGGGGAGGCCGAGTCGGCAACCACTAAACTTCGTAACCTTCGTAATAACGGTACGCCGTCACGGGCGATTGGCGAGCGAATGGAGGAAGGGGTGCTGTCTGGCGAAGATGTAGAGGACCGAGTCCTCGCATTGCTGGAAAGCGACGATCCCGACCGCATCGCAAAGGCAAGAGCGCTGACGGGCCGTTAGGGCATCTCATAGGAGTAAGAGATGGCTTCTGCACTTTCTACTTTCACCGACTTTGTCGATACCACTGGACCGGCGTTCCTGACGAGCGCCGAAGATGTGGTCAACGAGGCAGTCAAGAACAACTACTTGCTGCGTCGCTTCATGCGGGGTAAGGGCCCCTCCGAAACCATTCAGGGTGGTGCGTCGATCAAAGACACCATCATGTTTGACGAGGAGAGCACCTTCCAATACTACGAGCCGAACCAGACCTTCACCTGGGAGAACCCCCAGGTGCTGGAGAACTGGGAAATCCACTGGCGTTTCTGTGTGGACCACATGGCCTACACCGATGCCGAAGTGGAACTGAATGTTGGCGGTGGCCTGTCGCGCGGCGCGCGTCACCACGCCTACAAGCGGCTCAAGCGCGTCAAGGAGCAGCGTCTTTGGACTTCCATCCTGAACGGCATGGAGGACGCCCTGTTTGCCATTCCGTCCAAGACGGACATGGAAGACAGCACCGGCACCCGCCCCTACAGTATCCCGGCCTTCCTCAACGAGGAGTCTAACGGTCTGTATACCGGCTTCTCGGATGTCCAAGGGCTTTCTCCGGTGACCTACCCCAAGTGGGTTCCGCAGCAGGAAACTTATAACTCGACTGCCGTTGACAACAGCGGCAACATCATCAGCAAGATGGACAAGCTGTTCTTGGATGTGCAGTTCACTCCGCCGCCGAGCCATCAGGAGTATTTCGAGAACCCGTCGCTGAACGCCATGTTCATCGGCTGCTCGAAAGCTGGTCTGCGGATTTACCAGCAGCTTCTGCGCGAAAGCCAAGACACCTTTGTTACGGCCTCTCGTCAAGACCCTGCTTACCAGTCGCCTAAGTACGCTGGCATTGATCTGGTGCACGCCTCCAAGCTCGACACCTACACGGGCTACGCGGGCAGCGCCACGGAAGGGCAAGCAACCGACCAGGGCCCTCGGTACTACTTCATCAACGGCAACTACATGAAGTATGTGTTCCACAGCACGCGCTACATGTACCAGCACCCGTCGATGCGTCACCCGAACCAGCCCTTCACCACCATCATCCCGGTGGACAGCTGGTACAACTTTGTTTGCCGCTCGCGTCAGCGTCACGGCATCCTTTCCCCCCAAGGTGTGCGTTACACCTACACCGCCTGATCTAAGGAGGATTGAACAATGGCTGATTTCTTTGGAATGGGCCGCCCCGGCGGTGGCCTTGACATTCGCACCATCACCGTTCGACTGACGGCTCACGCCGCCATTGCGAAAGGTGACGTGGTGGCTGTGGCTGATGAAGTGTCTACGAGCAACGAAGATACCATCCCCCACTTCTACAAGACCAAGGACATCTCGAGTGGTGACGCATCCGTTGATGACAACGAGTTCGGCATCCTGGCGGTGGCTCTTGAGAGTGTGGCTTTGGGCGAAAAGGGCCTGTTTGCTCTGTCCGGCATCGTCCAGGCCCTTGTCAGCGGCACTCCCGCTGTTGGTGTTGGCGTCTCCGGCAAAGTGACCACCAACGACCTTATTGCGCCTACCGCTGGCGACAAAATTGTCGCCTTCATGCTTGAGACAGGCTCCAACGGCGCGGAGCTTGACTGGGTCATGTTTGACGGCGTGTCTGGCTTCGGCCAAAAGCTCGCCTGATCTGAGCTAGAAACGGCGCGGGGGCTTCGGCTCCCGCGCCACACCCCTCCCTCCTACAACACGAACAATGGCTACCCTCATCTGTTTCAGCACCCCTGGCGGTCGTCTGACCTACAGCGACCACGACATCGTGAACATCCACGACGCGGCAGCGTTCCCTGGTAAGGCGCTGGTAGCTAACGAGGGTGGCGACTGGTCCTTCCTGTAC